CCGCCAGCCATGCTGGGCGTTCCGGGCATCGGGACCAACCAAAGCGCAGAGGAAGAGTCCCTGCGCTTTGTGCGCTACGGCCTGATGCCGCGCCTTCGCCGGATTGAGATGGCCCTTCGCGCTGACGACGACCTGTTCCCGGCTGGCTCCGACCTTCAGCCCGAGTGGCTCGTTGACGGGCTGCTCCGGGCCGACACTCAGGTCCGTTACGCCGCATACGTACAGGCACGACAGGCGGGCTGGCTCTCGGCCAACGAGATCCGCGCGCTTGAGAACTACCCGCCCGTTGAGGGCGGTGACCAAGTGCAGCAGACCCCGGTCGGTGGTGCTCCCAACGCAACACCGCCGGCGACCGACACTCAGGGCGGTGCCGCATGAGCGCCGACAAGGAGGCAACAACTATGGGCCGCGAGAAGGCCGACGCGGCCATTGAGCGCCGCGAGATCACCGAAGAAACCGAAGTGCGAGCGCCATCCCCGATGGAAGATGTGCCGCCCGCACCCGAGGACGTCACCGAGCCGGGTGAGGTTGACCCCGAGGTTGATGACTCCGAGGAGGAGCCGGACGGTGACGAGGGCAACACGATCAACGTCGTGGTCAACGTCGACATCGACCAGGGCGAGAACCACAACGCCGACAACGGTTCAGTGACCACCGTTGGGGGCGTTGAGTGCGAGTACGAGTCTGACGAAGCAGACGATGGCACTCCTGTCATGGACGCCTCGCAGCCGCGTCACGCCGCAGAAACGTTCTTCACCCGCAACGCAACCGCGGAATGGCGCGACAGCGGCAAGGGTGAGGAGTTCCGCACCCTTCAGGGCTACGCCGCGATCTTTGACAGCCCGAGCGAGGACCTTGGCGGCTTCCGCGAAGTGCTCGCCCCCGGCTGCTTCACCCGCGCGCTTGAGTCGCCTGACCTCTCGTGCCACCTGCTGTGGAACCACGACCCCTCCACCGTGTTCGCGTCGACCCGCAACGGGACGCTTGAGCTGGTGCAGGACGGCAAGGGCCTTCGGATGTGGGCCCGCGTGGACATGCAAGACCCCGACGCCCAGCGCGTCGTGGGCAAGGTTCGCTCCGGCCTCGTTGACCAGATGAGCTTCGCGTTCACGGTCTCAGACGAAGGCGAGGAGTGGGAGATGCGCGACGGCAAGCCGTGGCGCACGATCAGCCAGGTATCCGGGCTCTACGACGCCAGCGTCGTGACCGAGCCCGCGTACCGGGCAACCAAGGTGGAGGTGCTCGAGCGAGCCCTCCGCTCCGGTCGCGTGCCCCAGGCACGGGCCTCTGTCGCGCAGGCCGACCCTGCGGGCACGACTTCGTCGCTCACCCATGAGGGCGAGGCACTCAGGCTGCTCAAGGCACGCGCCAAGAGCCGCCTTCACATCGTCAAGTTCGATCTCAAGAGGTAATACAACTCATGGAGTCCAAGATCACCGAGGCCCGCAAGGCCCTCGAGGACGCCGAGCTGCGAATGCAGTCGGCCGCGGACGCAATCGAGCTCGCCGAAGAGGGTGCCGACGTGGCTGCCCTCGAGGCCGAGTTCGACTCGTCCATTGAGCAGGTGGAGGCCCGCAAGGCTTCTGTTGAGCGTTACGAGAAGGTCGCCGAGGCCCGCAAGGCTGCCCCGTCGCTCGTCTCCGACGCTCGTGTCATCCGCGAAGAGCCGACCTACCGCCCGGACGCCCCGGACGGCCGTTCGTTCTTCAAGGACCTCGCGTTCCGTGACAAGGATGCTGAGGCCGCAAAGCGCATGATGCGCCACGAGGCCGAGTTCCGCGCCTACACGGACACGACCGTCACCACCTCCGGTGGTGGCTTCATTCCGCCGGCCTACTTGGCGGACCTGTACGTCCAGGTCGCTCGCGCCGGCCGTCCGTTCGCGGACGTGCTCCCCAACTACCCGCTGCCGGACACCGGCATGGTCGTGACGATCCCCAAGGAGGACACCGGTGTCACGGTGGCCGCCCAGACGGAAGGGTCGGCAGTCTCGACTACGGTCGTCACCTCGTCGCAGCTTTCGGTCTACGTCCGCACCATCGCTGGTGGTCAGGACGTGACCCTGCAGCTTCTCGAGCGCAGCAACCCCGCCTTTGACCAGCTGATCTTCTCGGACCTCGCTCTGGCTCACGCCTCTGAGCTTGACCGCGAGCTGATCCGTGGTGCCGCTGCCTCCAAGGAGCACGTCGGTATCCGTGGCGTGTCGTCGATCAACACCAGCACCTACACGGACGCCTCGCCGACCGCTGCTGAGCTGCTGCCGAATATCTACGACGCCATCCAGCTGATCCTCAGCAACCGTTTCCTGCCGCCGACCCACATCGTGATGCACCCGCGTCGCGCTGCGTGGCTGGCGTCTGGCCTGTCGAGCACCTTCCCGCTGTTCCAGCAGGGTGGCCTCTTCCAGGCAGCTGGTTCGCAGGACGGCGGCGTCACCGGCATGATCGCGGGCCTGCCCGTGGTGCTCGACGCCAACATCGGCACCACCTACGGCACCGGCACCAACGAGGACGAGATCTACGTCGTCCGCGCCGCCGACATGCCGCTGATGGAGGGTCCGATCCGCACGCGCGTCATGGAGCAGGTGATCTCCGGCGACCTCGCCGTGCGCCTGCAGCTCTTCAACTACTCGGCGTTCGCGTCCGAGCGTTACGCGAAGAGCATTTCCAAGATCAGCGGCACAGGTCTGGTTTCACCGAGCTTTTAGGTCAAAGCGACCCAGTAGTCCCCGCGACCGGGGCCCGTCATTCGTGGCGGGCCCCGCGTCGTTTTCGACATGGAGAACAGCCACATGACAGATGAAGAGAAGGCTGACCGCATCGCAGCCCTGATCCGCGAGCGCGAAGGCTACGAGCGCCGCGGGATGGACGACCGCGTTGCGGCAATCAACGCGGACCTGCACGCCCTGGGCGAGAAGGCCGCAACCCCCGCTGCCCGCGCTGCCAAGCGCCCGGCCGCGAAGAACCAGAAGGCCGTCGAGACCCGCTAGTGGCTGCGATCCAACAGCGCATCGGCCCGACCGGGCCAACCGGCCCCGCCGGTGCAGCAAGCTCTACTGGTGCCACGGGTCCGACCGGACCCACCGGCGCGACGGGAGCAATTGGCCCCACAGGCGCCACCGGCCCGACTGGCGCTGCTGGGACGATTGGGGCAACTGGCCCCACTGGTCCTGCGGGTGCTGCAGGAGCAACAGGCGCTGCCGGACCGACTGGCCCCACGGGGCCTGCTGGTGCCGCCGGCACAAATGGAGCAACAGGACCCACCGGCCCAACTGGCGCAACAGGACCAACGGGTGCAGCGGGACTCAACGGCGCGACCGGACCAACCGGGCCGACTGGCCCTGCCGGTGCAGACGGAGCAGCAGGCACGCCAGGCGCAGCAGGCGCCACCGGACCCACAGGGCCAACCGGACCAGCCGGGGCAACCGGGGCTGCGGGGACCAACGGCACCAACGGCGCAACCGGCCCAACAGGGCCGACCGGCCAGACCGGAGCGGCAGGGTTGGACGGTGCCACCGGCCCAACCGGGCCAACGGGTGCGACCGGGCCAACGGGCGCGACAGGCCCAACGGGTGCCGCAGGCACGAACGGAACCAACGGCGCAGCAGGCGCGACCGGAGCAACCGGACCCACGGGCGCCAACGGTTCCACCGTCTTGAACGGCGCAGGCGCACCGTCGAACGCCCTCGGCGCTGATGGCGACTTCTACCTCAACACCACCGCGAACACGCTCTACGGCCCAAAGGCCGCAGGCGCGTGGCCTGGTAGCGGCGTTGCGCTGATTGGCCCCACCGGCCCCACCGGCCCGACTGGCCCGACTGGTGCAGCCGGAACCAACGGCACCAACGGCGCAACCGGCCCGACTGGCCCAACAGGGGCGACCGGCCCAACAGGGGCGACCGGCTCCGCTGGCGCCGTGTCGCTGCTCGACTCGCAGACGTTCAGTTCCTCCACGACGTACACGGTGCCAACGGGCGCGAAGTTCATTGTGTTGGAGTGCATCTCGTCGGGTGGCGGTGGTGGTGGTGGTAATGGCACCGCAAGTACGACGACTGCTACGGGCGGAGCAGGTGGCGCGGGCGGGTGGCTTGGTGCCCGCAAGACCGTGGACGTTGCCGAGGTTGGCGGCGCTGGCGCATCCGTCACCGTGACCATCGGCGCAGGTGGGACGGGTGGAACAGGAGCCGTATCCGGTGGCGCTGCTGCCAATGCGGGCAACATGGGCTTGCCGTGCAGTTTCGGCACGTTCATTTGGTACGGCGGGCGTGGTGGACTACAGACTTCCACCACCATCACGCAGGTCATTGCTGATATGGCACCTTCATCGGCTACGTCAATCGCCCCGGGTTGGGGCGGTGGCGGTGGAACTAACGGTGCAACCGGGGGGGTTGGTTACAAGAACGCAGGTGGCGGTGGCGGCTCCGGTGGCGCTGGTTCTGGCTCTACTGCATCGGCTGGAAACATCGGTGGCGCTGGCCTCCAAACATCTGGCATGTATCCAAATAATACGTCAGTAACTCCCGCAGTCGGTGGCGGTGGCACCGCAGGCACGATCGGTGGCGGCGCAGGAGGTAGTGGCACGGCTGGCACCGGTCACGGCGGCGGCGGTGGTGGTTCCGCTTTGTCCGGCACAGGTGGCAAGGGCGGGAACGGTGCAACGCCGGGCGGCGCTGGTGCAGGTGGCGGCGCATGTAGCGGTGGCGGCACGGGTGGCGCAGGTGGCGACGGCGCAGCAGGCCAGATCAAGATGTGGGTGTACGGATGACGTACCTCGTCTATGAGATCGCCACCGGCCTCGTCGTGAACGCCATTGCCTACGACGGAGAGGCTCCCTACGAGCCGGGCGACGGCCTGGCGCTGTGCCCGTGGGACGAGGTCGCCCGCCCGTGGGTGGGCTGGACCCGCAACGAGGACGGCAGCTTCACGCCGCCGGCAGACATCAATGACAGCTCCGAGGTGAGCGCATGAGCATCTACGCAACCGGCGGGGCGACCATTGAGGCAACGCTGCAGGCGATCAACTCTGGCAACGCGGGCACCTACCGCATCTCCATCGTTGACACGCCATCGGGCAACTACTTCCTGAACCCGACGACCACCGGCATCGTTGAGAACCCCTCGGGGTCTGGCGTCTACGGGTGGTCAGGCACAGCACCGAACACGGTCGGCCAATACACGATCGTCTGGGACGCAGGGACAAGCAACGCGGTCCTTGCCATCGAGGACCTCACGATCACCGCCCAGGGCGCGCAGCCGATCATCACCAGCGGCGTCAACCTCTGCTCGCTGCTTGACGTGCGCCTGGCGCTTGAGATGCCGACCAGCGACAACACCCGAGACGCGCTCATCTCGCAGCTCATCACGATCTACTCCTCGGCAATCATCAACGAGGTCAACCGGGAGTTCGCGCCGCAGACCGGCACGACCCAGAGCCCGACCACCCGCCGCTTCATGCTGCAGCAGGGCTCGTTCCGCATGGACCTTGACCCGTATGACCTGAACACGATCTCGTCGGTGACCGTGGCGCCTGAGGGCACGTCGCCGCAGACCCTTACGCTGAACACCGACTTCCAGTTGCACCCGGTCACCAAGCCTGACGGCGTGTGGACCTCGGTTGAGTTCTCGCACCTGCTGACGTCAATCTTCACCAGCACCACGGCGGTCAGGTTCGGGTACTCACTGGTCGACGTCGCCGGATCGTGGGGCTTCCCGGCCGTGCCTGAGCAGGTCAAGCAGGCGTGCATCCTTGCGGTGACCTCAGCGATGCGCCGTGACATCTCGGCGTTCGCCATGGACACCGACGAGGCGCTCCAATACGCCACCGAGCGCAGTGCCTCCTACGGCCTGCCGCCGGCCTCTCGCCGGCTGCTGCAGACCTACCGCAGGCACTTGGTGTTCTGATGGCAACCAGCACCGCACCGGCGTTCATGAACGCCCTGGTCACCGATCTTGCAGCCCGCGCAGGGCTGTCCGGTGTCCGGGTGTTTTACGGGCCGGCGTTCCCCGACCCGGGGCGCGAGTCGGTGTCCGTCCTTGGTCTCTCAGGAGACCAGGAGTGGGCCTCGCTCGGCCGTCTTGCGAAGGAGGAGACCTACACCGTCGAGGTGATGATCTTCGTCATCCGTGAGGGCCAGCAGACCCAACCGGCCGTTGAGCGTGTCTATGCGCTCCTCGCAGAGCTTGAGGACCAGCTGCGCGAGACGGCCAACAGTCCGACGATGAACACGACCGTCCGTGTGGCGTCCGTGAACAACGTGCAACTTGAGGTGGGCGTGAGCGACACAACGCGCTCGGCCCTCCTCACGATCGGCGTGCGCGTGCAAGCGCGTATCTAAGGAGGAACGCCGTGAAGCTGATCTACAACGGGCCGCACGACGCAGTGGAGGTCGAGCTGCCGGATGGCTCGCTTGTCCAGACGGTGAGTGGCGAGCCCGCCGAGTTCCCTGAGGAGGTCGCCAAGAGCCTCCTTCAGCAGTCCACCTGGTCGCAGGCAAAGGCCGAGACGACCACCAAGAAGGCCCAGAAGGCCGAGGAGGAATAGCTCATGGCTATCCGTTCAGGGCTCGCGGCCCAGCTGGGCGCGGCGAGCGAGACGACGTGGGGCACTGCAGTCACGCCCGACCACTTCTACGAGTTCCTCTCCGAGGACATCAACCTCAAGGTTGACCGCCTCGAGAGCAAGGGGCTTCGCTCCAACAACCGCGTGCTCCGCACCGATCGTTGGGCAGCGACCCAGCAGCGCATTGAGGGCAAGATCGACCTCGAGGTCCCGACCAAGGGAATGAGCCTGTGGCTCAAGAACGCGCTTGGCTCGACGGCCGTCAGCACCCCTTCGGGCGCGACCCTTGCCCGGCTTCACCGCACCACGCTTGGCGACCCCTACGGGCTCGGCCTGACGGTGCAGGTTGGCCGGCCGGACTCGTCCGGCACCGTGCGGGCGTTCACCTACGCAGGTTGCAAGGTGGACTCCCTGAGCCTCTCCAACAGCGTCGGTGATTTCCTCAAGGCCGAGATGAACGTGGTCGGCAAGAGCGAGACGACCGCAACCGCGCTGGCAACGGCGACCTACCCGATCACCTCGGGCGCAGCGTCGTTTGACTACCTCAACTGGACGCAGGGCGCGATCACCATTGGCGGCTCGTCCGTGGGTGTCGTGACCGACTTCTCAGTTGAGGTCAACAACAACCTGAAGTCCGACCGCTACTTCCTCGGCGCAGCGACGATGCAGGAGCCGATCATCGCCGCCATGACCGAGATCAGCGGGTCCATGACCGTCGAGTTTGACGGCCTGACCAACTACAACCGTTTCGTCAACGGCACGATCGCTGCAGTCACCGCGACGTGGACCGGCGCAACCGCGATTGAGGGGAGCACCTACCCCTCGCTCCTGGTGAACCTTGCCAACGTGCGCTTTGACGGCGACACGCCCAACGTCAAGGGCCCCGACGTCATCACGCACGACCTGAAGTTCAAGGCGCTCTACGACGGGTCCACCGGCCCTATCGTGATCGACTACACGACCTCGGACACCGCGGTCTAAGCAGTGGCAAGTCTGGCTGGTTCGGCAAGCGGTCAGACCCTGCGGGTAGAGGGTCTGACCGAGCTTTTGCGCGACCTTGGCAAAGCGGACAAAGACGCCAAGCGTGAGGTTGTCAACGGCCTCAAGGACGTGGGACAGATTGTTGCCAATCGGGCCGCAACGATTATCCAGCAGAAAGGTTTGGCGACTCCTTACAGGGGCCACGGCAGCACTCCGGGCCAGCTGCTTCGCAAGATGCAATCGCGTGGCGCGTTGTCGGTGACCCAAAAGGGAGTTGCAATCAAGTCCACTGCCAAGCGCGCTGGGTTCCTCTACGGCGGCGTCTACGAGTTCGGCGGTCGTGCGGTCCAGCTCAAGCGCAAGGGCCCGGGAATGACTGCCATCAAGAACCGCAGCAAGCAGGGAGCCAAGCTGATGGCGTTTGGGCCGGCGCTTGGCGCGTTTGGCGAGTACGGCCCCAGGGCGTTTCTGTGGCCCGCAGCAGAGGCGAGCCGGGCCGAGACGGAACGTGCAATGGAGCACTGGCTTGACACGTTCCTCAGCGATCACAACCTCTAAGCAGAAAGGGTCACCGTGGCATCGGAGATCGTCATTGCATGGCCGGAGGGCGAGCGGCGCTACCAGCTGCCCGCCTCCTACACATACCGCGAGATGGCGCGCATCAAGACCATCACCGGGCTTCGTGCCGGCGAGATTGAGCAGGCGCTGATGGCTGGCGACTCCGAGGTGATCGTCGCCATTGCGGTCGTCGCCGCAGAGCGCGCGGGCGACTCAATCGACATCGGCAAGATTGAGGACCTTGAGTTCGGTGCGATCACGGTCGCAGAAGAGCCGGACCCTACGCAGGCCGCGGACGCCGCCGCGGCAACCGAGGAGCCCAGCAGCTTGACCCCGGAGACCCCCGAAGCTGGTGGAACCCCGGCCTGATCCGCGTGTACGGAATCCGCCCGTGGGAGATGGACCTGTTCACCCAGGGCGAGATTGCGGCAATCGGTGAGGACATTCAGAACATGAACAAGGACCGGTGAGGCATGGCAGCGAGTCGTGAAGTCAAGGTCACCATCGTTGGTGATTCGGACTCGATGGTCCGTGCCTTTCGCACTGCTGACAAGGCTGCCTCCGGTTTCCACCGTGGAGGCTCCGCCCTTCTTGCGGCTGGCATGGGCGCGGTCGCTGGCGTTGCCGCAGCCGCGACCGCTGCAATCGGCGAAGGGCTGGTCATGGCCCTTCGCACGGGCGTCGACGAGATGCAGCAGCAGGAGAAGGTCTCCGCACAGACCGCTGCCGCGCTGAAGTCAACCGGCAACGCCGCCGGCGTCACCAAGGGCCACATTGAGGCTATGGCGAGCGCGCTGCAGGCCCAGACCGGGATGCAGGACGACGCGATCCAGTCGGGTCAGAACCTCTTGCTGACGTTCACCAACATCAGCAACAAGGGCCCCGACAAGATGTTTGACCGGGCCACCAAGGCCGCGCTTGACCTCTCGGTTGCGTTTCACAAAGACCTCAACGGATCAAGCGTCCTTGTGGGCAAGGCCCTGAACGACCCGGTCAAGGGCCTGTCAGCCCTCGGCCGCGTGGGCGTGCAGTTCACCGCCTCGCAGAAGGCCACGATCAAGAGCCTGGTTGAGACCGGCCAGGCGGCCAAGGCGCAGAAGCTGATCTTGGGCGAGCTCGAGAAGCAGGTCGGCGGCTCGGCCAAGGCGTTTGGCGACACCACGCCCGGGCAGATCCAGAAGGCCAAGCGCGCCTTTGAGGATCTCAGCCAAGGCGCAGTGTCCGCGCTCGCGCCCATCGGTGCTGCCGTGCTCCCCGCCCTGGTCACCGCCATGCAGGGCACCGTGACGTGGTTTCAGTCCAACTGGCCAAAGATCAAGGCCGTCGCCATGCAGGTGTGGGACTGGTTCCGCGTCAACCTGCTCCCGACGTTTATGGAGATCGGGCGCGGCATCGGCTCCATCGTGCAGTCAATCGTCGGGATCTTCCGCCAATACTGGCCGCAGATCATGGCGGTCGTGCGCCCGATCGTGGAACAGATCAAGAACGTCATTGTGACGACCTTCGCGGTCATCAAGGGCGTCATCAACTTTGTGTCGTCTCTGCTGAAGGGCGACTTCGCCGGCGCGTGGAGGGCCCTGACGGGCATCGTCGGTGCGGTCATCCGTGGGGTCGTCAACTCCATCAAGAACATCGGCACGGCGCTTCTTGCAGCAGCTGCCGGAATCGCCAAGGCCGCCTTTGACCTGGGCGTCAAGATCGCCGGCGCGATCGTGCGAGGCATTGCGTCTGCGCCCGCCAACATCGTCCGCATCGTTGCCGGGTGGTTTGGCGCGGACTCTGTCGGTACTGGCGCAAGTCCCTTCGCCGTGAAGAACGGCAAGGTCGTCGGCATGGCACTCGGTCAGGGCATGGCGCAGGGCCTGATGACCGGTGCTCCCCAGGTGCAGCAGGGAATCGGCGAGGCAACGGGCAAGGCGTCAGAAGGCGCAAAGGGCAGCGCCAGCGCAAAGGCGAAGCCCATTGGTCAGGCGATGAGCGACGGCATCGCCCAGGGCGTGCGGGCGAACGGCCCCAACGTCGGTGGCGCGATTACCGGCATCATCCGCCATGGGCTTGAGCAGGCAAAGCGCGACAACGGCATCAAGTCCCCGTCAAAGAAAGCACACGAGCAAGTCGGCAAGCCGCTCGCAGACGGTATCGCCAGCGGTATTGAGTCGCAGCGGGCCAGGCTTGCGGCGAAGCTGGTGTCCGTTGTGCGAACGGCCGTTGCGTCTGCCAAGAACAACCTGCGGTCGCTGGCGGGAACCCTTGGCGGAATGATCGGAACGGCGCGCACGTCGGCAGACTCCACCCGGCTTGCGGGCCTTCAGTCAGGTCTCAGCGGGCGGCAGAGCGCGCGGCAGAGTCAGGCGCTGATTGACGCCAAGACTGCTGCGGACGCTGACGTGCTCGCCAAGGACTCTGCCCGCGCAACCGCCGAGGACAAGATCCAGGCGGAGCAGGACTACCAAGATGCACTGAAGGCGCAGGCCGACGCCAAGAACGCTCTGGACGATTTCAACAGCCAGAAGGAGATTGACGACCTTCAGACATCTATTGACGCGCGCAAGACGAAGTACCAAGAGGACACGGACAACCTCGCCGCGCAGTTCGCCCAGGGAAAGATCACTGCCAAGCAGTTCCGCGACGATCTCAACGCCTTGATCGGCGGAGCAACCGGCGCGGACATCGGCGAAGCGTTCTCCCTTGAGTTCACGATGGCGATGAACGATGTGTTCACGCAGCTGACTGAGATCCAGCAGATCGCGGGCTTCTGGAAAATCAAGCCCTCATCCGGCGGCAACGTCGAGAAGCCCAAGCAGACGTGGAATGAGGCGGTGGCAGGAGTCCGAAGCCGCCTTGAGTCCAGCTGGGAAGCCGCGCACCCTGACGGCAACGTCAACGGGCCTGCCGCGCAGGCGTGGGTCAAGACCAAGCTCGACACATGGAAGAAGAACCACGCGGCGCTGTACGGCGTCGCGCTCGCCAAGGGCGGCATTGTTGACCACGCCATGCACGCCCTCATCGGCGAGGCCGGGCCCGAGGCGGTCATCCCGCTCTCATCTGGCCGCGGGAAGGACATGCTTGCCAAGGCCGGTGCCGGCGGCGGGCCGGTCATCAACCTGACCTTCA